GACAAATGACTCAATTCCATTAGTTATCCAATCACGCAAGTCCTGCGGAGTGATTAACTGACTTGTATTGTCAGGGAATAAGCCTAATGAATCTGTGCTTAATTGGGTTCTGGTTCTATTCGCCATTGTCGAAGCCTGTGCTGTAACCGTCTGTGAATGCTCCACCTGTGCCTGATGTCTGTGCAGACATGAGCAGAGTGAACTTAGTTGTACCACCGGAAGCATCTTCAGGCTGATTCATGGCCTCCGTTATGAAGCCTTGAATGTCTAAACTGCCTGAAGTGAGCCTGACTTTCCGATATTGCTCTTCTTGGCTCAAAGTTAAGAAATCGCAGAGACTTTGCGGATAGCTAAACTCAATGCCGATTGGCTTAAATAGATACTCCTTTTCGCCTGCTCTTAGTAAATCAGCATAGATATTTGAGTTCTCATAAACATCTGAGTCGCTGGCATACTGCTGGCATGGTTCAATGCTATCAGCTATGGTGCTGATGTAGGCAACTTGATATTCCCCTACTTGGAATCTGAGCATTTTAGAGTTAGTTCCGTAAGTGTGCATGCCCAGCACCTTCCACCACCTGAATGCTACCCTAGCTGGTGTGTGCCAGATGTTGTACAAGTTATTAAGTGGTGAGCTGCTAAAGTTAATCAGGCTCGATGGCATGCTTATCTCCCCAGGAGCAAAGGTAACTGCTCCGACTTCTTGCGGCAGATTAAAGCAACTGTCTTCAATGTCATCATAAATGACCTCATTCCTGTTGAGCCATATGATGAATGTCTCATAGTCATTAGGCCTATCAGAGGTCGCACCTCCAAAGGTGATGCCTGACAGCCTTCTGCTGAACTCAATAGCATAGCCTTCAGCAATAATTTGACTTCTGATGTCCAGCTTTGCACTGCTGGCTTCATTCATGGCTCGGTTATCAACGAAGTAGTTGCGATCAGTGTGAATGGCATACACACCAGAGAGCTGAATGTTCTTCCACTTGTCTGAATACCCAAGAGTGATATTATTCTTCAATAAATCAACCTTAGCCATCTGATCTACCTCACCAACATTTTCAAAGCTCTGGCTGATGCTGTTCTGGTAAAAGTACTCCCTTGGCTCTACTCTGATTTTCCATTCTGTCCCTGTCCATTCAAATGCCCATCCTAAGCAGAAGATTTTATCGAGGTCTTCAAAGGTGTTCTTCCAAGTTGTCTTTAATGCGCTCAGATTATTAGTTGTCTCAGCCCTCCTGATGCGTAGGCCATTGGTAAGCGCATTGTTCCAATAGCAGCCATTGCCAGACTCTGAGAAGGCATCAGATAGCAGCTTATCATTACTGCCTGTCATCAGGTAAATACACCTCCTGAGCCACTGCTCAATGGTCAGGCAGTTGGCGGTTGATGCAAACTCTCCGGCATTAATCTCATTGAGGCTTATCTTGTAGCCATCAGCAATATCAACTGTAACCGCTGCTGTTACTGTTGAGAAGCTATCCTGACCGATAAAAAGAGAAATGGTGTAGCCAGATGGAATTGTGAATGAGCCTGTAAATGTCTGATTGACATTTAAAACCTGAGCCGGAGTAAGCGAAACAGAATATAATAATTCAGTACCAGATGCAATATTCCCATTTAGGGCAAGAAAATAAAAAGATATATCAACATTGCCTGTTGTGTCATTATTAGTCAGCGTGAAGTCAATGGTGACCTCATAGTTCCAAGTTCTGGTTGTGCTTCCATTGTTTTTGAGAATAGGAGTTGTTTCCCAGTTAAATCGCTCAATAAATATCACATTAGTGTCAGATGTTGAGCCATATGTGTCTTTAAAGTCACTCTGTTGCCAATATGTTGGAACAACAACAAATCTTTGAAATACTGGCCCAGCAGGGCCATTTGATGTATAGGTTGAGCTGCTGGCTAAGTTCTTACCATTGGCTTGCAAGTATAAGTCCTGCCTGTGCATCCTTATCTCCTTCTGCACCAGAGTAGCAACAGCATCGCCATTAAGGTCAGTGGTGCTGGTCAGGTCAATCTCTACATCCTGCCTGCTCTTGAATTGCTCCCTGAAGTTGTCATCAATGATGCCTACGGTTATCTCCCAGCTGTCAGTGTCGCACACATTATGCTCTTGGTAGATGCTCAGATTGAGCATGCCTTCGAACTCATAGAGCGAGCCGCTGTAACCAACATCTGAAGTGATTTTAATTTCTATCTCGGCATTGATGAACTGCACATCATACAAGTCTTTGATGAGCTTTGCGCCCTTATTGTAGAACCTTAGTTCAGTACTGAATGGCTGGTCAATGCCATGACTCTCCATCCTGACCGCTGTGAATTCGATTGCATCCCAGCCAATAGGCTCTTCTACCTCAGTTCCATTCAGATAAAATTTCCATCCTGCCATAGCGCAAAGGTAAAAAGAAAAAGCCCCTGCAATGCAGAGGCTCTTTACACTAGTCTAATCTAAACCAATAACCTCATGAATCAGTCCTGAATCTATTATTCAGTATTTTAGTTGTCCTTCGTGGTGTCCTTATGAACTTCTCAAAGCCTCGCTCATCCATGCTGAGCTGAGTGATAGGTAGGCTTTTTAAGATGCTTCCCAGCTCTCTTATCTCACCCACCACCGGAGAGCCTGAGCTGCTGTTGCGGTTGGCATAGTGGTTAGCCAGGAATAGCTCTTGCCTGCTGAGCGCATGGTTAGGTATTACTTGTGAGCCTTTAGGCAGATCCACCAAGGTTGCAGATGCCGGAGTGAAATAAACCTTGCCCGACTCAGTCACAACTTTCTCCACCCCTCGCTCACCGACTATGGCCTTGCCTCCCTTGAATGGCTTGCCCTTAGTACCTTCTGCGAACTCAGGCACAGGCTGGGCAGCAATAATTCCTATTTGAGCTGCTGCTATTGCCCCGGCTAATACAGCTAATGGAGCTGTAGCTGGATTTGGTGCATACTTAATAAGCTGCTCTCCTAAACTAAATAAGATTCTGGCAACTGATGCTGCTTGCTCAGCCTTAAATTGCTTTGTCCTAATCTCTTTCTCCTTCTCAGCCTTCTGCTGATTAAGCTCATCAATCTTCTGTTGATTGCCACCAGCAAGCTGAATTTCTAAGTCATACCTGCGCTGGAGTAAAGTCATTTCATTGTTTAGCCTAGCTTGATAGATGCTAAACCCACCATCTAGCAGAGTCTGACCTAATTCAAATGCTTTATTTCTAATTTCCTCTTTAATTCTAGCAGCCTCTTTCTCCTTCTCGATTTCCCTCTTTAGATTGTCTTCATAGGCCTTCTGCCAGTCTTTCATTCCCTTCAATCTATCCTGATAGAGCTTCTCCTCGTTAGTTGCTGTTGCTTTCTTAGCCTTGGCAATCTGATCCTCCAGAGTTATGGCTGTCAGATACTCTTTTTTAGCCGCATCCTCAAAATCCTTTGCTGCCTTATCTCGCTGGAGCTTGGCTACCTTGACCTCATCCTCAATAATGCCAATGTTCTTAGTACTGTATTCCTTTTTAAGCTGATAGACTGCCTCCTGGAATACTCTTTCAGCCCCAATCTCACCCAGCTTAGACCCTCTGAGCTGAGCCATCAGGACTTGCTGCTGCTTCTCAAGCTCAAGGAGCTTTAGCCTTGCCTGATATTCAGCCTTAATTTGTTTCTCTGTTACATCACTCTCTGCTTGTGCTGCTTTGGCTCTCTTATTAATTTCATCAACAGCAGCTTGGTTCTGAGCTTTGAGAGCTGTCAAATACTTTTCTTCCTTTTGAGCCAAAATTTCAAGTTTACCAGCCCCAATATCAACTGCAACCCTAGATTCAGCAGCTACTTGCTCTCTTATTGCTCTTTCTTCTGCTGCCTTTGCCTTTAAATCTTTAAGCTCCTTCTCCTTGATGGCAATGTTGCGCCTAGAATTTACTTCAATGTTTTTTAAGGCCTCATCTGAAGTATTGGCAAAGAACTCCGTGTAAGCTGTGTATTGACTGCCTAAAAACTCTTTAGCCTTTTGCTCATCACCTTTAAATAAATCATTGAGCGCACCCAGAAATTCTGCAGTAAGTTTTAAAGCTCCAGAGAAAACCGGAGCTAGTCTAGTGCCTATGCTATTAAGTAGGCTGTCCCAAGCATCTCCAAGGTTGCTGATTTGACCGCCTAATGTACCAGATACGGCAGCCATTGAGCCACTTACTCCTTGTAAATCACCCAATGAAAGCAAGTATTCACGGATGGCCTCATTGGTGAACTTAGTCTGTGTCTGAACTCCCTTAAAGGTAAATGTAACTTGATCTCCTGCCTTACTTGCCCGGATGCCAAACTCTTTTAATCGCTCAAACTCTCCGGTCTGAGCATCAATGATGGCCTCAGTAAGTTGGTCAAAGTTCTTACCTGTGCTGCTGGCTAGGTCTCCTAGCTTCCTAAGTTGAGCATTGGTCGGAGTAAAGCCTTGATTGGCTAGTTTAACAAATGACTGAGTAAGTTCCTGAACTGAGAATGGAGTCTGAGCAGCAAACTCCTGAATCCTGGTTAATGCACCTTGGGCTGCACTATTGCTTCCAAGTGTATTCTTTAAGATTGCCCCAAGCTTTTGAAACTCAGCAGTGACAGCTAATACTTCTTTAGTGAAGCCTACAATCTTATCTGCTGCAAATATCCCGGCTATGATTGGCCCAACCTTGGCAGCCACTGCACCCATACCGCCAAAGGCATCGCCAGTGTCTTTGCCCGCTTTCTTGGCTTTATCCCCGACATCATCAAGTTGCTTCTTGAGCTTGCCCAGCTCAGCCAGCAACTGCCTCTCCTCTGCTGTAATCCTATCGAACTCAGATGTAGCCTGCTGGAGCTTGCTCAGGTCAATGTCATACCTGATCTTGATGTCATTAGTCGAAATAGTAGCCATGGCCCAAAGATAGCAATTAAAAAAGCCACCGAATATCAGTGGCCTTTTCGCAATTATGAAAAACTAAACAAATCTATCCCTTACCCTTTCTGGATTTCTGCGCTGCAATATAGCTGCTTACAATTAAATAGTATTCATAGATTGGCCTTTCGACCAGGAATTTAGCTCGCTGAGGATCTCCACCTGAGACTCTAAACTGCTCATCAAATCTAAGTCTGTGCTGTCTAGTGATTGCAGTCCAATAATGTGTTTCAGGGAGTTTAGGCTTTGAAGAGTTTCGGCCTGCAAATAGGTCGGGAAATTCGTGCTGTACTCTGTCAAAGAGGGCAGATAGGCGTACTCCGGCAGATTCAAAAAAAAACCCTGAACATCATTATGCTTCATCCAATGCTCCAGCTTCTGCTTGTTGTATGGGTACTGATAGTCGAGTGGATTCTCCTGCTCATCAAAGTAAACAACCGTTGCCAGCTTCAGCTGCCTCAGTAGGCTCACAGACATCTCCATCTGCTCCTTTAGTCTTGAGGCCATTACCCCTATCTCATACAGCTTCTTATCATCCTTTTTCTTCTTGTCCATGAGCAGGTTAATCAGGCCATTGTTCCAGCCCCTCAGGAAGTCTGGGTTAATCTGCCAGAGTTCTTCTGTAAAGATGTCACGAGCAGCCACTGCCCTTTGGAATGGCACATTGACCTCAGATACGAACTTAAAGTAATTGACTCCACCAGATGTGAAAGCAAATTCAATCTGATCCCAGCGGTCAGCAGGAGCTACTCCCCTGTAAAGTATTCGGCCACTTTCTGCTTGTAGAGGAGTTTCTTTTGCCACTTGTTCAGCAGCAGGAGGCACAGATGATTTGCGCCTAAATAAATTGAACATAGATAGAATGGATAGTCAAAGATAAGGCATGAGATAACCAGGAACTGCCAAGCTCCTGAGCAGAATGGGCATTCACCTAGTGGCTTGGCCCAGAAGGTCGGTAGCTTCTGAATCTGCAACAGATACCACTGTCCAATCGGATGATCCTCCAGAAAGTAGTCCAGAAACAAGGAAAAGCCTGCGCTTAGGAAGGCTATCAGCAGTAAGGTCATCAGGCTGGTCATCGTGTGGTAGTTGGATAATGCAGCAGCCTCTGCGCTTACCTCCACAATTTGATTTAAAGTCATTGTTCATTGGTTTAACCGAAAATATTTAAGACTAAAATGTTATCCTCCTGATTGCTGTAAGTAGTGGCAAAGCTCAGGCAGATGCTATCATACTCATTGCCATCAGTCGGCATAAAGATGTATGGATTATTGTTGCCCGGCTCATAGAAGCTGATGTGATATTGCCCACCATAGCTATTGATGAATCCTTCAGGCATTGCTGTCAAGTCAATTTCAATGAAGCCCTCAATGTCAATGGTCAAGAGCTGCTCAACGATGACATTCACTCCTGGCTTAGTGATTTTAATGACTATGTCAGCCTCGGTGTAAGTCGGTGGCACAGCGATGTAAAAAGCAAAAGGGCAACCGTTAAGCGGCTCACAGACCTTAAAACAATCACTGCAGCATAGTGCCATACTTCTCGAGGTTAAAGTTGCTTGTAATTTCAGCAAAGTTAGAGAAAATAAAATACCTAAAGGCATCCAGAGCATGAGACTTGTCTGGGTTCTTATTCTTCCATGCGTCAAGGCTGCCCTGCCTGTCCACCTTGGCTTCCTTCAGGTCAGTTACAAGCTCCTCACATCGCTTGCCACTTATCTGAACCTTGGCCTTCTGAAGAACTAGGATTGTCACTAGCCTGCTGGCTATGTGGCTAGGGTTAGACTTAGCTACCTGAAGCTGCATGTCATTTACCTGCAGGTAGTTCTTGATGAGGGCATAGGCTGAGATGTTGTCCATTGTGAAGGCATTACGAGCAGAGCCGGAGGCATCACCATTGATGATGTAGGTCATGTTAGGAAACTCTTGCTTAATGGTCTGGCACAGGCCAGCTAGATCGCCAATGCGATAGACCTTGATGACATTGATGGTGGCATAGTACATGCTCTCATCTGAGTTCTTGATGTACTGTGCAACTACGCAGGTATTAGTCACGTTGAAGTCAAAGGCAAGGTAGAGATTGTGAGCTGGAGAGGCCTTGATGTAGCCATCATAGACATGCCTGCTGAAGTCGAATGAGGTCGCAAAAAGCGACTCCCTATCCCAGATGCCCCACTGCCCAAGGGCATAGACCTCATAGTAAGTCTGG